GCTGCTGAGTCATACCAATCAGCTTATCGACGTCGGCACTCAGGTATTCCCACTGCCACAAAGAGTCCTGAGAACGGATGGGAAGCTTACGCCAACCAATCCTGCCGTCTCCGAATTTGGATCTAAAACGGCCATCAATATGGTTTGGACCAAGACGTATCTTATAAACGATCTCATGATATGACCAGCCGTAGCGAAGCATGGAGAAGATCTCGATCATGGTATCTGTCCACGACTGATCCATATCGTCCATGCAGCTACTCAAGAACTCAGCTTTCTCGATATCTTCCATCTCAGTGCTGAAGGCCTCAACACTCCACTTGACCTGCCTCATCAGCATTTGAACAGCAAACTCAACCGCCCCAATCACTGGATCGTTGTCGCCCATCTCTTTGAAGATCTGGACACCTTGCTTGCCGATCAGCTCACGGAGGAATTCTTCTCGGATGAAGCCCGACGTCCTCCTTAAACCGACCTGACCTAGCTCAGATAGCTTTACCTGAGCCTGATCTATTTTAGTCGGTGAGCCGCCTATAGGCTCATATTCCAATTCCGCCACTTATTACCTCCGGATTTCTCAACGCCAAGGTGATGTTCTATGAATGCTTGTTGGCACGATGATAGCTGACATTCCACCGTCCCACCAATAGTTTAGCATTTGTGTGGTCGTGTCGACCTGATCATCGTTAGGAGATGCTGGGAATGAAATCATCTCCTCTATGTAATCAACCCTCCAAGGTGCATGTCTAGGCAGCCAAACGTTGCCGCTTTCGAAAACAGGCGAACACGCATTCAATCTCTGAACCTTATCTTTACCTGGATTAATTGCTTTAAGACGGTTGAATTTAGATTCAAGTGTATTGATAGCTGCTGCACCGTTAGCCTTTTTTTCAATGAGAATTTCTCGACATTGAGGATATTGATTTATGAATCTCGTGATGGAAGCAATCTGTTCAGTAAACTCCATACGTTTTCTTACTTGGTCGACCATGAAGAAATTGGGCCCACTCTTGACCCAGACCTGACCGACAACGAATGAAGCCGTATTGTTTTCAGAGCCGAAGGTTAAATCCCAACTCATGCACCCCTCGCCATGCTTCGGGAGTTCATCGTAGGTTCTAAACCATTCTTCCTTTATTAGGTTGCCACCCTCGATAACCGGATTCTGCTGGTACATGGCGGTCCAGTTTCTTGTGCCACTACCCTTCCTCTTCTTCATCAAGGCATGTTTATCGTACTTGTATGGCCAGAGTACTTCGCCCAAGGCTCTTGGATCTGCACCCAACGGGTCACCTTCTAGAATCGCAGGGAACTGTATCACCTTCCACTTCTCGGCAAACTCGCCACCGTTCTCCATCTCGTCTAGAAGACGTCCTGCTAGGTCGTCCTTATGCCATCTCGTCTGACACAGAACGACGTTGGCACCACCTTCTAGGCGGTTGATCGCTGTGCCTTGCCACCAGTCCCAGACTTTATCTCTAGCTGTCTCTGAGTGGGCTTCGTGTACATCCTTGTGAGGGTCATCGATAAGAAGATCATCTGCACCCATACCGATGAAGCTACCTTGAACTCCGACGCTATAGAGCGACCCTCGATGGCCAATGACTTCAACCTTGCTTGAGTTTCGTTTATATTTTCGGCCATCCATTGGCGTATCTTCACCGACAGCAGGGATGACGGTATCGGGAAAGATATTCTTGTACGCTTCGCTAGCCATGATCGACTGGGCGTTGTCGTTAAAGCCGTTAGCAAGTGTAGATGAGTACGCCACGATCACGATCTCTCTGTCGGGATCTAGGCCTAGGCGCCACGCTGGATATCGCCTAGATACAAGCTCCGATTTGCCATGCCTCGGCGGTACGAATATCATGAGACGCTGGTCTCTTTGATAGACTAGATCCTCAAGCGCCTTTGCGATCTCCCTGTGATGCCAATTGGTAACGTAGCCTTTCCAGGTTTTCTCTGTGAATGATATCAGGCTGTGAGAAGCTTCTTCTTGCTCTAAAAGATTTATGTACTCTTGTTCCTCTTGAGCGGTCATGGCTTTGATAGATAAACCTCTAGATAGATATATGTTTTATGAAACCTTACATAATATTACCGACTATTTCCAAACTATTTTCAAGATATTTCTAAAGTTTTTCCGAAAAGTTCCGATAAGTAGTATGTGAGCAGCGATAAAGCTTCTCAGAATTTTCGGAGAAAGTTATGAAACAAATCGAAGCACCCTATCTCTACAGCACCAAATGGAATGGCCGAGATCTCATCATCATAATTGACTTCTTCACCGGCACTTGGGGAGATTGGATCGTACTTTCAGACAAGAAAGAAATCGAAGACACTGAGGTGCTCAACCAAATAAGAGATCAATTCGAAAGTAATCTTCATTACGATTGGATTGAGGCCTATCATGAATATCACAGTGGAGAGTAGAGAGGTGTCTGACCTAGTCAACAAAATCAGAAAGTACTCAAACCATATCAACTTCACTATCAAGCAAGTGGATACCATGAAGGAGTTGGCTAAGCTGATAGCAATCAAGAAGACCACGATCTCTAAGATTCAGAAATACTTTGAAGAGAATCCTGAAGAGCTTAAAAACAACTTTGGTGAGATGAAACTGTATGCCGTGATCAAGCGGATACGTAAACTTAAGAAGGAAATGACATGAAACTATTACTACTAGCCTTAATCCTAACATCATGCGGTGCCGACGTTGCCAACCAGATGACAAAGGATGATGAATCACCAGAAGTCATTGTCAAGAACTGCTCAACCGAGAGAACTGATGAAGGTGTTAAGATCAGTTGCCCAGATGGTTCAGAGTCGATCATCGCGGACGGATCAAATGGATCTGATGGTAGTAATGGAACTGATGGAGAAGATGGCTCTGAAGGCGAAGCTGGATCAGCGGGTAATAATGGAACCAATGGAACTGACGGATCAAAAGGCAATCAAGGCACAGCAGGAATGAATGGCAACAATGGGACAAATGGTACAGATGGTACAGATGCAACACTCCGCAAGGTCTACGACGAAACTGGTCTCTATTGGGGAGAACATTTTTTAACAAATAGTCATATCAAACTTCCTTCAGGAGCTGTCATACAAGTCTTGACTAGCTCGCCATATAATTTGATGAGCAAAGGTGATCTTTACTATACCTCTTCAGATTGCTCTGGAACTCCGCATTGGGCTCCGAACGCATTAGATATTGATAATGCATCCTATAGCATCCTGCGATCCAAATGGTATATGGCAAGCGGCACTGTCACTAAGCTAGTGACATTCAACTCGAAAGAGTTGTCTAACAATACTTGCAACACATCAACAGTCACCAGAGCTATCAGTCAAACAATGATCGAGATTGATATGACAGACTATAACTCAAGGTTTACTTTCTCTGGTACTGTAATCAATGCTATCAATGGACCGTTCTATATTGGGGATTGACTCGGCGTTCTTTAAAATACGCCCAACGACAGCAAATTTATTGGTATGCATAATCTTGGCCATTAGAATGTGTCTGTCATCAAGCTCTTCATAAGCTAAGATGCATGGAAGCCCATCTAGGGCTTTCATATCTTTAATCCTTTCTTTCATTACTTCACCACCTTATCCAATTCATTGATAGCATCCTCTAGCCCCTTTAGAATCCTAGATCCACTCTCGCCTCTTCCTGCTAGACCTACACTATGCAACCAGCCGGCTGTCTTAACAGCCTCTTCGGCTACCTTAATTAGAGCGTCGTGCTTTCGCCGTTCTCTTCGATAAATTTCCAGCATTTCACCCATTGAATTAATCCTCTCTAGTAGTCTCGATGATATCTGGAGTGTAGGTACGCTCAGAAGGTCTCTGCGCCTTCTTGAGATGTTCAATCTTTTTGTCTAGCTGCTCTATTTTCTGGATAAGAATCTCTTGATTCGCTCTCGACTCGATCAAAAAGAAGTTTGGCAATAGCAGGGCAGCCATTAGGATGCAGCCTATAATTGTTGAGGGCCAGTCGGATTTTTCATTTTTTGACATCTAATTCCCCCTTAAGTTCAGCGATTTTCTTCTGATTATTCTTCCATTTTTTCGTAGCAGAATCCCATTTACAACTCTTATATCCGCACCCCCTATCTCCACTACCAAATGATCTGCACATGCTAGGCCTGATATCATAAATAGTGCAGATCTTTTTTTTGGAATCGAAATTCTTGCATTTATAATGATAGACGGGTTTCTTATTTGATCCTTCAGGATGCTTAAGATCTTTCTTGATGAATGTCAGCATAGGATATAGAAGCCAGACTTCCCCAAAGATAGCAGACGCTGACTGATCACCATTTACAATGGGTATTGAATCATATGATTGATCTGCCACCCATCGACGATAAGAATGTTCTAACTGCTCTGGGGATTGACTAAGCCCAATATCTTTACAACAATGCCCGACACATCTATTACCCATCACACTTCTCATGACTACCATTCCTCTCCATACACTCAGCCACAGCAATAGCCCCGTTAGCCCACATACGAACCTGCTCAAGATCGGTCAGAGCTTTAGACTGCTGCATAGACTCCGGAGTAAGTTCCATAATCATAGCTGCTAGCTCTTTGGATTTGTCATTGATCATCTTGAAACGGTTCGTATCATCGACGTTGCCGTGGTAATGCCAGTGTTCTAGGCGCTTCTTTTGTTGGTCGTTTAGGGTGTATCGGACTTTGTTTTCTTCAGTCATTTTGTTTCCTTCAGTCATTATGTTTACCTTACGAACTTCTCTGGGTTCACCCACTTGATCCAATTATCGTCTAGCCATTCGTCGTTAAGAAGACGAACCTTACCCTCATCATTGCACTTATGATAGATATGGTGGTCGGTGACTTTTAATATCTTAATTGGCGATGTTGTATAGCTGCCATCACCCGACTTCACTCTTGTAGTTCTAAAGGCCATATGTCCGACTAATTCACTAGCTTTCACTCATTTCCTCCTTAGCAGTCATATATTTATCATAAGCCGCATAAGCCAATCGACTCATATGGCGTTCAAACAATGTCATGCGTCCACTGGATTCACTGAAAGCATTCTCCCAGCGACCCATTGCTTTCATCCAGCGATCCTGTAATAGCTCTAGTCCTGTTAGTGATTTCATTCCATTATCCCCAAGTGAAACTTAAGTTCGCGTTCATCAAAAGGTTCTATTTGTCCACTGTTGTGTATGTCCTCACATAAGCATATCCACACTTTATGCACAATATCTTCGTAGTAGTGGAGCTGTTTGATTACAAAGACCTTGTCTGGATATCTGGATGGATTTCTGACCCGGTCCTGGAGTTTGAATTTGAAGGCTTTTATGGTCATCCCTCATCCCTTAGCCTACGCTTCTCCTCAAGCTCTTTAATTCGAGCTAGCCTCTTGTCCCTCAAAGAACCATCGGGATCATCAGGGATCTTCTCAGTGATCTCCAATTGATCCGCCCATCCTTCGACATTCTTCATAGTGAAAATCCATGCTGCAGCTGATCCACCACCTTTTGCTGCAAGCTTGAGTCCAATCTTTTCAAGCAAGAACTGTCTATGCTTCTCACCAACCTTCTTAGCATTAGCAAAGTCTTCATAATTATTCACCCAATTGTGAAGCGTACCAGGTGCAACCTGAACCTTTACAGAGAAGGTATCGAAAGAATGTCCTGCTTTCATGTGATCAATCAATAGATCACAGAAATCAAACTGAAATTTAGTTTTGGGACCCGTACCTTGAAAGGCTCTTTCAATCCCACCTTCAGAAGAGATATCATTCTTCCTAACATTTCGAGCAACTTTTTTCTTTGAAGATTTCTGGGCAGCTTTCTTTTTAGCTTTTTTTATAGGCTTTTTATCACCCATAGGTAAACCTCACTTTTAGCTTATTCAATAATATATGTTTAATGATTGACT